AATCTATATTATGTCAAATACGCGACGTCGCCGCCGTGCCCTACGCTGGGCAATGGCTGCATGGATTAAACGGCTGTTTGTACCTGGTGCATTTGAGCCTGCAACAAGCTAAGAAATCCAGCACTTCACGCTTTGAGACGCCTGCCAATCGCAGGCGTTTTTTTTGCTCGGCCACCTGGCGGTATAGCTTGCGCGCCCTGGCCTGGCCGAACCTCCCGCCACGAATGTTCCGCAGCTGCCAGTACGCCTGCCTTATCGAAATCTGAATTGCCTTACGCTCTGCTGGACTGAGCGTGTCAAACGGGAAAAGCTCTAATTGCATTGGAGCAATTATAGTGCTTGGAAGATAACTCTGCTCTTGCGATGGTTTGTCTTTATGGCGCGCGCACCGCCGCGGGATCACAAACACCTGGGCCGCACACAAACAAACAGGCCGTTTTCCCTGGGAATGGTCTACCTGGGCCTTGCAGCCCAGACCCCGCCAATTAATGTGACGTCACGTAAAAAGCCAAGCCCTACCGGATAAGCAGATTCGGCAAATTCGTGATCGACAAAATTTAATTCGACCTGGCCAGCTGAAAATTTGCTGCAGCTGGCTCCTGCCGGCGCAACTAGGTCGAATATTGTTCGGTTAGCCCTGAGGCATCGCGCTGAAGTCAGCACGCGTCGCCCTGTTATTCGGCGGTCCATCCTGAATCGTCTCAGGCCTCTTGCCAGCGCCAAGCGTAGGAACAGGCGGCGCAACGCCCATAGAAACGACCTGAGAGCCATTTTGAGGCGGTGTCACAGGTGTATTAGACTTCGACGTAGAAGACGCCTCAGAAGCCGCAACACGCGCATCAACACGCTTATTGGGGTCTGGGTCGAAATCCAAGAAAACACCCTCTTGCGCGATCTTGATGCACATATTGAACTCGACCCCCATCGGCGTACCGTCCTGCGAGTAGCACTTGCAACGAATAGCCCGCTGATCCCGCACCGACCCAATCTGAATACACGCTGCCGGAACCGGAACCCGAGAGGGCTTCGTAAGCTCGTCGTACTTCGGCGCCGTAGACTGGAGACCGGCAACACGGGGAGTCTCCCTCCACATATAGTCCTGCGCCTCGGCACGTCGATCAACAGGCCCAGACTTCGGCACCGCGTCAACAGGTTTGCCACTCACCACATTTCCCAACGTCGACGCCGAAGATGGAGCAGGAGCGTCAGACGACGACAGTCGGTTATAGAAGAAGTAGGCAAGCCACAGCGCAGCACAGACCAACAAAACAGCCATCACCGCCAAAAATTTTACGCGCCAAGGAATCGCCGCCTTCATAGTGTGAACTTCGGCAGACTTGTACTTGCCATACAAGCTCTTATCGAACGACCACCTGGAACTTTGCGAATCGCGGCGAGCCCCCGACCTGTCGCAGTTATCCTTCACCGCATCCCACACATGAACTGTTGACGCCTCAAAGCCCCAAATGCGAATCAGGTGCCTATGACGACCAGTTAGCTTGCGTACTGCGGGATCAATCAAGCTCGGATGCTGCGTGATTAGATACAGGTCGATACCCAAATGCCGGTGCTCCTCTAAGTCCGTGACGAACTTGTCAGGCACCGACCCAAGCGTACGATTACGGAAGGTCTTCTGCGCTTCATCAATAACGACAATGCCATTTGGCGGCACAGAAGCCCAATCCTTCGGCGACTCGAGCAACTCCCAATCGAGCTTCAATTCCTTAATGCCGTGATAGAAGACCGGCCTACCCTCACGCTCCGCCCTCTCCAACACATGCGCCAAGGTCCACAACGTCTTACCGTTACCCGGGATCCCGGTAATCATTTCAATGGCCACGCCTACGCCCCCTTAGTCACAAGCCGCGTAAACGTCGCACTGCCAGCCATCTTGATGACCGAAGCCGCCGCATAGGCAGAGAACATCATACTTATGGCCTTATCGACCCACAGATAACCCAGAAGCTGCAATGCCTGGGCTGGCATCGCACTCATATTCGACTTGATCTGAACGAGCAACCAGTCAATACCGGCATTCACACCTTTAAACGTCACAAAGGTAAGACCAAGTGCAAGCAACACACGACCAACCAGCGGCCCGGTCAACCGCAACAACAAACCGCCAAGCGCATAGAGCAAAGGCATGATTTAGCTCCCAAGAACTGCACCCGACAGGATGCGGAAGGAAATAAGAGAAGCCGCCACCATCAATGCGTACCGCAACACGATCAATGCACTAGCAGCCTTAGAAAAGGGGATCACAATCGACTGACCCTGAAACTCCACAGACACATCTTCAATGGGTGCGCCACCGCCCAACCAGCCATCAGCACTAAGCGCCGAAACATCAACAGTCGTGCCGTTTCCAGGTGCTGGCAAGCTTCCCTTTTCAGGATCATTACCATTGCCAGCAGCGTTACCCAACGTGTACTGAGGACTAGCTTTAATTGCATCCTCAGCCTCTTTCTGACGACACTGAATCGTCGCAGCTTCGCGCAAGGTCGCGCACTGGATTGCATCACCCATGCAGCTAATCTGCCCGCACTGGCCGGAAATAGACGAATTGCGACACATGTTCAGCTCAGGATGAAGGCGACAAAAATCGGTATCAGGCTTGTCAGGCTGGCCCTGCTTTCCATTCGGATCTAAACCGGTAACCGTCTTAGTAGTAGTCGAAGTGCTGCCATCCGGATTAGTTGTCTTCTCAGTCGTCTTAGTCGTAGTAGACCCATCACCATTCGGGCGAGTCTCTCTCGTTGTCTCGACCGGATTACCATTAGCATCGACCGACTTAGTAGTAGTGGAAGTCGTAGGATTCGCATCACCAGCCGCCCCACCATTAGCGCCCGTCGGATTCGTTCCAGAACCGACACACACCGCCATACCGTCAGGCGATACGCCCCCTTGAGTCGTTCCAGCAGGACAACCGCCAGAGGGGCCAGCCTTCGACGGAGGCATACCTGTAGGCTTGGAAGGAGTTCCATCACCAGGAGGCTTAGGCGTGCCGCTTGACGGAGTAGCTTGCTGACCATTGGATGTACCGGTGTAGTTGCACCAGAAGTCCTGACCACCACCAGCAGCCGGAGTGGCATAGCACTTACCAACACTATCCGGCGTGCCACCCGCAATCCCGCACGAATCAGATTGACCCGGCAAACCGCTACCGCCGCCATCCGGCATATTGGCGCTGGAACTAGCCGAATGACCCACATAACCCGCCCAGCTAACAGGCTGGCCTGCGGGAGTGTTACAAGGCTTTGGCGGCGGAGGGCCACAAGACCCATCAGGCTTCCGCTCATCACCAACAGCGCAACTTGCCTTTGTCGTAGACGTCGCCTGACCACAGGAACCAAACGTGTCAGGAGCGCCCGGATAAGCCTTCCAAGAACAATTACAGTCATAGCTACCATTCGCAGCCTGAGACGCGCCGGTCGACGTCTTGCCGGACATCTTCGCAATACCTAATGCGCACGATGCCGACGGCGAAGAAGAAAAGGTATCGTTCGGGAAGTTGTAGTGATACCAGACAGTCTCAGCCGACGCCGCCCCGGCAACGAACAGCAGCAAAAACGATATAAATAATTTCCGCATCACGATCAGTCCGAAAAGAGAATCCACCACACGCCCAAGTAGGTCACCAGCACAATAAGCCCCATACCTCACTCCATAAAAAAAGGAGCGCAAAAGCGCCCCTTAGAACGTCAAAGCGCTAGCCCTTACATCGCGGAACGAATCAGCTTGAACGCCTTGATGCTTGCGACCACACCGGTGTATGCAGCACCGACCACCACAGCAGCAGCACCGGCAGCGGTGATGGCAGCAATAATGGTCGTGGTGTCGATCCCGTCAGCCGCGTAAGCGGAAGTGGATGCAGCAGCCGCACCAGCAACCGCCACACCTGCAACACGCTTCAGAAACTTATCCATGGTTACTCCTTGTCTTCATGTTTGATAGAGATTGCTCTCGAAATCGCCTTCCATCCCCAAGCGACCGCCCAAACCCAACCAACGTTCAGGCTAATCACTTCGGCATCCCGAATGCTCATATTGCCCAGCTCGCGCCAAGCATTACTCGCACCCGAATCAACCACGTAGGCGCACGTGGAGATATCCGTCACAGAGGGGTCAAGCGCAAGCAGTAACGTGCCATCATCCTGCCGCACCACCTTCGCACAGACCCCCATGTTTAAGCAGCCGCCGGAGCCTGCTTACCAGCTTCGCGCTGCAGCGGCTTAATGCTCGTAACAACCATCGACGTCTTGCTACCAGTACTCTTCTGAACGACGCCGATCTCCGCGATGAAGGGGAAGCTGTTGTGCTTGATGCCATCGATCAGCTTCGAGCCTTCGCACTTCATCTCCTGGGTGCAGACGCCCCAAGAGTTTTCCCCGCTCAACTCCACATCCGTGAAGATCTTGCCGCTGTCGATGTCCTTGCCATCGAGATTGCCGCGAAACAGCTTAGCGCCGCGAATAGTGACCTTAGCCAGCATTTCCATGTGATACCCCTTCATCATTCGGCCCTGGGTCGTGAGGGCCGTACACGTGCCTTGCCAAGGCGGTTTTATGCATCGATGCCGGGATGCCCGTCACCCTGATATCAGCTATCAATGCGGCGAAATCTTCGTCATAGAACTTGCAGGCCTGATCGAGCGTCTTGCCGTACTGGTTGCGCATATGGCGCACCCTTCGGGTCAACTCGTCTTCATGTTGCCTCTGCAGCGTAGGAATCTTGCGGGAAGCCGCATCAATGAAGCCTTCCAGCGCCTTATGAGCCCCCGCGAAATATTCGGCAGTCTTCAAGATCACGTCATGCGGAATGACGCGATTCTTGTTGTGCAACTCGATCTCGATCCGGAGCCAATTGCTCTCCTGGTTACCAAGCTGCTTGCCCTTCTCGTAGGCCCGCACCAGCTTGCCCGAGGCACGACGCCCAATTTCAAACGTCCTGCCCAAACAGCCACGTGAATTCAAGTCCCCTCCTTCGTGCCGGTAATACTTCGGAATGCGACCGCCAGCATTGAACTGCCCGGCGAAATACATGTCCTCAACTTGCTCCAGGGAGTACTGGCCATCCAGGAAGTCCACCGCCAAATCGCACCTGGTGATTCGCGCATCGAGGTCCTGCAACGTCGCATAGACCGCTTGCCAGTCTTCGACCACCGCACAACCTGTACCGCTCAGATCGACACACATCGTGCCGCCGACGTTATCGCCACCACAGGCCACAATCGCCAGCCGCACCGCCTCGCCATCGATCAGCGCCATCACATCGTGACTCGCCTGATAGCCGTGAAGGCCCCGCTTGCTCTGCACCATCGTCACCTGGATCGGAAACCAGAGCTTGAAATAGAGGGACAACTGTTCCAGGGCATGAGAGATCGGCCCGGAAGGTAGGAAGGTAAAACGGAGCCAGTCAACGATGACGCCGCTGTCAGCGGTCCTGCTGGGACTTTCACCCCGTTTTACAGTACGGGGTGAAGCGGCTACGCCGCCCCCCTCGCCTCGCAGGGCTCGGCTTCGGGCGGCGGCTGCGCCGCTCTGGCCCATCACTTCGAAACTCCGAGAAAGGCCGCAACCGCCGCGCCGGTATGTGCCTCGGCCAAATGGTCGAACACCTGGCGCCAGGCCGGCTCCTTACGCAGTTCGGCGCGCTCCTGGTCCATCCACCAGGTCACGCGGTTACCGGCAGCGGCATGAGCGCGTACACGCTGAGCCACATTGTGACAATTGGAGAGAAAGTCCTGTTGACCTGTTGCCGGTAAACCAATACGATTCATGCAGTTCACGCAGTGTTAAGTTAACGATGCGTGAACCTTAGTTAACGGAGCGTTAATTGTCAAGTGGAAAAATAGCGGTTTTCCTATTTGTTGCCACAATCACACCACTCGCGCGCGCGGAAATACATGTTTGCCAAGCGCCAGACGGACGCAAGATTGTGACTAACGAAGAGTGCGAACAACCCTTCGTTGCAACTAGAGGCGCGATAGCCGACATTGAAGTAAGAAAGCCTGCTCCAGCTCTTGAAGCGCTTCAGCAAAAGAAGCTTGAAGAACTAAGGCGGCAACAGCTGGAAAAGAAATCGCTGCCGGAAGAAAAGCTACGATTGGAAAAAGCTCAATTACAAGAGCTACAACGGCTAAAGCAGACGAACAGGCCATTAGAAACGGAACGCCTCACAAGAGGACAAAAATGAAAAGCGCACAATATCTCGACCAGGTCAAAAGCAAACTTGGCCTTCATGCAGACAAAGAGCTGGCCGACCATTTCGGAGTGACGAAAGCGGCCATTAGTCAATACAAGAGCGGTGCACGCATCATGGAAAACGAGATGTGCCTCGCAGTTGCGCTAACGCTCGAAATTGACCCGCTCAAAGTCATCATGGCCGCCGACATAGATCGAGCCGAGCGCTCCGGACAAAGCTCCCTCTGGTCGGTTTTTATGAGCCGTACGGCAGCGATGGCCGCTAGCGCAGTTATGGCTGTCGGTGTCACTGGATTTTTGACACCGCAAAATGCGGAAGCCCGTACCTACAGCCCTACTTCGAAGCCGCAGTCCGAACGAATCTATATTATGTCAAATACGCGACGTCGCCGCCGTGCCCTACGCTGGGCAATGGCTGCATGGATTAAACGGCTGTTTGTACCTGGTGCATTTGAGCCTGCAACAAGCTAAGAAATCCA